CCCCTCCGGCGCATCCGTGCGCTCGGAATGGGTGATTCCGTGGCCCGCGAGCATCCAGTTCACCGCGCCCGGCTCGATCCACTGGTCGGTGCCGAGGCCGTCGCGGTGGTGGAGCCGCCCGCGCAGGAGATAGGTCACGGTGCCGAGGCCGATATGCGGATGCGGCCGCACATCGATCCCCCGCCCGGTCAGGAACTCCGCCGGGCCCATCTGGTCGAAGAATGTGAAGGGTATTTTACCCTTGTCGTTTCAGTGACTTAGGGCAGCACTTGCCGAGATCGGGCCTCAAGCCCCTGCCCCGATCTACCTACATACGAGTCCCGCGAAACTATCAAGTCGATTGCCAGCCTAAATACATTTAATTTAGGCAAGGCGGATTGCAAAACATGGAAGCTTTATTATTTGGAATTCCGCTATTCGTATTTACAGCCGCCTTTATTGGGGCTCTTTATTCGACTAAGGAATTCAAGTCGAAACGGGGAACCCGAATTGGTCGGATGTTCGATTACCTGATTCACTTCACATTGGCGTTTTTATCGGCATTGGTTCTGTATTCGCCAATATCAGCCTATTTCGGATTGCCTCCTGATTTGCATGGATTTATGGCGCTCATCCTGTCTATGACATTTCACAATATCGCGAATGGATTCACGAAACTGTCAAAAGATAAAGATGCCATTCGCGACTTCATCATTCGATTGTTAGGCGGCAAAAAGTAAAGGGGACCGAATTAACGATCCCCTCTTTATCTTTATCTGCTAATCTGACTGACAATCACCTTCGGACGGTAAACAACACCCTTACCGGTATCCATCACAACTCGAACTTTCAGGTTAGCAATGCGCTCGAATAAGATGCTTGAGTATACACCTCCAATGAGAAGGCCATTCACCGCCAGCGCCTCACCACCCTCCAATTCTTTCGAAGCCAAGTAAATGCTATTGAATTCGGAGTTCGTCCCATACAAGTTAATCCAAGCATTCGGGTTTGCCGCAGTTGAAGCCCACAAGGTGACTGCAATTCTGCAACTCGAAACCGATGAACGACGCCCAAGAGAACAATAGAATTCAGTTCTGATCGGGTTAAGCAATGCTCCTCCGTCATCTTCAGCCGCCGCGAAATTCAATCCAGATCCAAGAGGAATGACACCTTCCCAAACCGAAGTGTCGTCTTTCGTGAATGTCTGGAATTGCTGATAATAAGTCTTCGATACGGCACCAGACACGATCATGTCCGAACGGACTTTCAGACTGTTGAATTCAGCATTTCCATTTTGCTGAATGCGCCATCCCGAAGTGTTTGCAACGAAGTTATTAGATTGCAGCACGTTATTAAAGACAGCCAATCCAGCGGCATTGAAGCTAGAGGTATTGATATGCTCGGCCAGAAGTGAACCAGTAGTGTGATGGTTCGATGTCAGCGTGTTAGAAGAAATGTGATTCCCCTTAACACTTCCATCAACGATCAATTCGCCTCCTGCTGCTTTACGGACGGCCAATGAACCCATTTGGACATAGGAAGCCACGGAGTCATTGCGGATATACATCTGAACCCGAGCGAAAGCCGCATTGGCATGAGCAGTTACGTTAGCCGTTTTTCGATCAACACCAAGGTTAGCAGTATCGGCATAAACGTTTCTTTGCCCGAGCAAAGCACCAGCGTTATTATAGAACGCCAAACGAAGGATAACGTTGGCACCGCCTGAGCCTTGCGTTTGGAGCAGAGCCGAAACGTGATAATCGGTGCCGCCTGTAACGGCGAAGGTAGAAGATTGAACACCAGAATAGTTCGTGTCTCCTGTCCCGTTAACGCTCAACCGCAGAATATAAGGGCTTGCCCAGACAGCATTACCGGCCACGCTGAAAGCTTGGAACGGGCCAAGCCCGCCACCTCCAACCCAAGTTGCCCCTCCGCTGAAAAACTCCGAGAAGTCTGCATCAGGAACAAGGTTCGAGAAGTCGCTAATGGCAACTTTCGACGCAACAACCGATTGGCTGGCAAGTTCCCTAGTTCCGATTGCCCCGGCAGCGATTTGTGCTGCAACCAATTCGCCAATCACATCCGTAGCATTGACGTTCTTGACGTATGCACCATTAGACCATCTATAGGTTTCACCTTTCCAGAAAATCAGCGATGTCTTCTTAGTTGTTGGAAGTGCAGCACCAGCCCATGGAGTGATTGGCTCAATCCCCAATGCGAAAGAAGCAATATCGACACTGCCCGGAGTCGGAGCAGCAACAAGCTCAGATACCCATGCAGAACCGTTCCAGCGGTAAAGCTTGCCAGTCGGAACCTGCATAACTAGTTGATCGAGTTGACCGGTAGCCGGAAGAGTCGTCACGGGTTTAACACCATGACGAATTGCCGTTTCCTTCATTTGATCGAAGATAGTGTCGTCAAGATCAATTGGCGAAATCCGCACATTCGGGGTAGTCACATCAATCCAATTTGAATATCTCCAACGGACACCCGATTCCGGCTCATGCACCTTTGCTCGAACCTGATAGATTTCATTCGGAAGAAGTGACTCAGTAATAATAACCGATCCAACATCAGTGGCTTGAGTCGTGCCAGTGACGACAACTGCCCCCGATGATTTGAGCCGAACTTGGTAATTCACAGCGTCATAAGACGTCCCGTCGTCTGCGAGATCCCACGAGACTTTAATCCCCGGCATCCGGTCATTACCGGCAGCGTCTTTGACGACAACTCCCGCAACTGCCAATCCATCCATTCCGATTTCCTCTTGGGGAACCGGGGGCGGTGGCGGGTAATAAGGCGCAATGGAGTCGTTAGCGGCGTCAATGTCGTAATCCGCAGGATTCCGCTCTTTGATATCGATTTGAACATTCAGCGTCATCGGGTTTATGCGAATTTGCTGGATTTCAAATACCTTCGCATCATAGAATCTGGAAGGCGAAGTCCATGAAATCGAGTCCAACGGCTTCAATCCGAGGTAGCTTGGAGGCAGTGTAAGAGTATGAACACGTCTGCGACGATGGTCTGCCGCAGCTTCCCGCATCAATCTGCGAACCTGTCTCGGGAACGGGACTGCCGACAGTTTGATATCTGCCACAAGTTCAAGCCCTTGGTCCGCAGTCACCCATTCCGGCTTACTAAATGGTTCGGCTTCAGTCGATTCCCATACGGCTTTCGGATCGGGATAGGTTGCCCGAACTGTGTTGTAGCTCTCATTCAGCCCTTGGAATGGCCGTTCCGAGATCGGATCGGAGACAATGATCACGTCATCGGTGATATGAGCAACTGGTGCAGCCGGAGCCCCGGCGCGGACATAGAAATACCCACCAGCTTCCGCCATTTCGGCCCCGGCTGCTTTCAACAACTCTTCGATAACTTCCAATGGTTCTGTATCGAGGCTGATCTCGATACCAGCTTGATAACGTTTACGGTCTGCTTTCCAGTCGGTGGAATTCGGCTGCGTCCCGTTCTCGTCGCAAACGTTCATCGCTGCGAACCAAGACGACAATGGGAGTTTTTCGGCGGGAGCCCGAACCCCATAAACAAGGCCGTCCGGCATCGTGATACCTCGAATGAGGTTGTAGACCATGACGATTGGGTTTGCCGTAAACGTCCAAGTCGAGCGGTCATTCCACCGCTGCGGACCTGATCCCCCTACTGAGGAGTCTTTACGCGGATCATAGAGACTTGCACCTTTTACAATGAAACGAGTTGAAGGAAGCTGACTGTAACGCTCATCATCGTAATAGAAGCTAGAAATTACATAAGCACAGCCCTTAAGGATATGTTGAGTTGTCCAAGGAAATTGAGGATGCTCGCCATAGGACTCTAACAGATAATCGTCTGCGGCAGTCTGGTTTCCGAGATACCAACGGAATCTAGCTGTCCCGTCCAGATCGCCCGAGACCTTACGTCCAAACTCGTTATTCCCGTCATCGATGATCGTTTGCTCTTTGCCATCAACGATCACGCCTAGAAGTTCATTGATCGGGAGATCCGAAATCACCGTGACGTAGTTCAACCAGTAATTCAGCTTCTTACGATTGGAGCCATGCCGCGAAAGCGGAGCGACGGCCAAACAACCGTTAGTAGCGTAATAGCCAAGAATGATCTTTTGGGGCGTCTTTGAACCAGAAAGCGTGACGTCTGTTTGAATGCCCCCGCTCTCGAATGTCGGTTTTGGGGCAAGCAATCGGCTCAGGGTCGAAAACGCAACAGAGAGTCCGACCTGCACGATGAATGCGGCTGTAGCGGCACTCCATCCCGTAATAGCGACAATGGCACCCGTAACCGGATCTGCATGAGCTTCGCGGACATCTGAAGTGAATGAGTCAATCGGAGTGATTGAAGTAGTGCATAGAGCAGCGGCTTTGATAATTGAGAAGGACATTATTGATCCTCCCCGAAACGAAATACTTTAGTCGCATTGAACAAGGGGACTCTAATTAGCCCTTTCTCACTCATGGCGAGGATGAAGCTTCCGCCGACTAAACCTACAGTCCATCCGGTCTCGGCAGCATCGCCTTCAAGCAAGGCCAAATCCCCAAATTGCGCCATGGCAACCGGGATTTCCGATCCGTTCTTTACAAACCAGTCAGCTTGATTTTCGTAACCGTTCTTCTTCGCAACACGAAGACCGCCGAGTGACGTTGTATAACGCCCCTTCCATTCAATAACGGGATTTATCCCGGTAATGGCTTCGACACATTCGCCACCGAACATGGCGCAGTCTGTAATGCCGTATTGGAATTCTGCGAATTCGTAATCTCGAATTACCGCAAACAGTCGGCTTTTATAATCGGATAGTCTTGACATGAAAATACCTCGAACAAAGAAGATTCGAGGTATTTAGATTGTCTATTTCTTATGGCTGCGGCTGAACCTTTTTCTTAAAGTGATCCAAGACGGTCCCCATAAGGATGCCAGCAAAAGAATTAACCTCCTTATCGCCTTTCTTTTTGCGACCCCAGAATACAGTTTGGTTTCCGGCAACCGATGAATACAGACGTCCTTTGTCGTTCGGATCACGTTTGCGTTGATCGGCATCCGACTGACGAGAATACAGCGGTCTAGATCCATTTCTCAATGAAGATGCAAGAGTAAGGCTTGCAGTCGATTCACTCGTGTCTGTGGAGATATCGATTGAGTCAATGAAGCCTTCAAATGCCGGGGTGACACCTAGAAAGCCTTCGGTCTCGGGGTCAATTAGCCCAAGGTGAATTTGAATAGGAGCGAAGGTGCAGTCATACACCCGAATAGCCTCCACCACTTTCGGATCTAGAATGCTCAGAGCAACGTTCTGCGTCTGGATATTGGTTCCGCTTGAGTAAACCAGATCATCGATACTCAACAGCCCGCCCGCTCCTGCATAAGTTCGAGTTTGACCAGCAACAGAAATGGTCGTCGGACCAATACCATTCCAAATCCCCGATTCCTCGATTGCTCCCGTTTCCCTATTCTTCGCGGAAATCCACAAAAACCAATATGGCTGGATAGTCGTCCGGGATAATGCGGCCTGTAACGTCGAATTCAATTGCATGGATCACCTTACTGTGTTGAAAATACTTGTTGGAAATCGAATTGATAGCCACTCGCACTATCTAGCCCAATCGTGCCTGTCTTCATCGATCCGGGAATGTATCGGCATGTCGCCCATGGATAAGTGAGGTATGCCGATGCACCATTCGCTGGCACGAAATTGGCACGAAATGGGTTCAACATCTTGATTGATATCGTTCCGTTGAATGCTGCCGTTTTAGTTTCCGCAAATTGATAGATCACAGAAACGCCGTTTTGGATCACACTGAAATAATCGCCTGTCGTGATCTTGTAGTCCGCAGGCAAACCAGCAAGGTTCACGGTGTATCCGGCAACTGGCGAAGTAATCGTTACGGTCGCACTTCCTAATTTAGAACCAGTAGGATCAGCTTGCGGATATTCGTATTTCGGAGGGCAGAATGCGAAATAGTTTCCGGCAGTCTGAATAGAACGAATTGCAGTTTCTATTTCGCGGGCAACTTCGATACTCGTCGGAGAGCAAGTAATCGATCCCATCCAGATACGAGGGCCGAGTTGATTGACAGTCATCGCACCCGAATAGGACTGGCTGGAAATTAAGTTTTCGGACAAGCTAAATGCGTAGTCTCGAATCTTGAGTTTGTATTGAAAGTTTTGAAGGTTATAAACAGTCATTTTTTACCTCTTACGCGGGTCTTTGCTGATAATTGCGTTTCTTTGGGGCTGCGTTTTCGAATACTGATTCAAGCCCTGTTGTGTGATTTTGACTGAGGTTTGAGCAGACTTATCTAGAATGCGAGCTTCAAGATCTGGACTCATGCTCAGGTCGAGGTGAACACGTTGAGCAGCCCCGCCCATCATGTTCATGGACTCACGGTTGCTGAGAACCTGTGCCCCACGCGGCATGGACACAAGCTCAGGGCCTCTTTCTCCAACCCATGAGAGTCCGCCTCTCCAGCCACTCGTGCCATTCGCATTGGCTCCTATTGCTCCTCCTCCAAGGATCCCGGCAACACTTCCCCAGAAGCCACCGCCACCGCCAAGACTGCCGAGGAATGACGTGAATGCCCCGTTAGCGAGGTTACTTGCCAGAGAAGCGAAGAAGTTGCTTAGGGCCGATCTTGCGCTCTCCGATCCAGTGACGATGCTGGAGAACATGTCTCCCAATTGTCCCTTGAACCTATCGATTGCAGCATCTTGAGTTTTCAACCGTTCTAGCTCAGTCACCAAACCGGCAATCTTCTGCCCCTGTAGAGACGATGCAGTTACCCCGGCCTGACGTTGGGCATTCCAAATTTGCTCGGCTAGAGCGGTCTGGCCCATAGTATTTTTCAGTTGCTCGATATCGCCATTAAGAGTCCTGATGGTCTCTTGGTATTTCGAAAGCTTCGCAGAACCACCACCGGCAGCATCCCCGCCCGAGATATCGCCAATTCCTTTCGTATTCAGATCAGGCAGTTTCGGAACGTTCGGATTTGAACCGTTTGCATCACGTTCGGCTTTAGTCTTGGCCTGCATAGCGTCGTAGTCCGACCGGGCTTTAGCCATTGCATCGGCAAATCCTTGACCGGAATCGACCAACGAAGATGCGCCATTCGTAACAGCGGACATTCCTTCTGACATTGTGGCCTTTGCCCCGGCAATTAATGCCTTAGCATCACCGGACATTTCGACGCCAATGTTGATTTTCGGAATTTTATCACCGGGTTTGATAGCGTTTATGCCATCGATTGCTATGTTGATGCCCTGCCCGATTTTCATCATCAGCTTGGCGAATGCAGCTTCCGCTTGACCGAAGGCATAGGCAAACGCGCCATAGATCACTTTGCCGACGCCCTCGAACATCGAACCAATGGCGCTCAGACCTGTCTTGATCGTGTTTTCGACTCCGGTCCAAATTGTTCCGGCAAGTTGCATGGCATTAGATACCCCGCCAACGGAGTCCACAAGGTTGAGCGTCTGATAAACGATTTCGCCGATGACGACGGCTAGGGCTCCCCATCCAGTCCGCACCAATGCTGCCCGCATGAGCGTCAGAGCCCCGGCAAGGCCAAGGGTGTAGACACTGGCGGCAAGTGTCGCAGCCCCGTAGGCGGCCAGCCCAACGGCTCCTGTAGCGGCGTAAGTGGCAATCCGACCGATGTTGTCTGCCAGAACCATGAGGCTGGATCCAACTGCCTGCCCCATCGTGGCAAAGACCGTGCGGATACCGTCTGCCTGAGCTAGGAAGACCTGAAGACGAGTGGAGACTTCGGCCAGCGGGCCAGCGAACCCGGACACGAAGATGTTGCCCCATCCCGAGACAATCCCTCCGATACCCGACAGGTTTGCCGAGAAGGTCGATAGGTTTTTGATAACTTGATCGGATAGAATTTGACCGGTCGAAAGCAGTTCTGCTTTGATCCGTTTGAATTCGGCACCGTTATTTGCCAGAAGAGGAGCGAGCTTCGAAGCCTCGTCGGATAGACTCTCCCACAAGAAAACCTGAGTTTCTAGAGGAAGGTTCATTCCCTCCATTAAGCTTTGGATCTCGATCAGACGTTGCTCGGGCGGCAGCCTGAGTATATCCTTTGCGGAAACTCCCTGCGGCTTCGCAACCATTTCCATGAAGTCCTTCATCTCACCACCACCGGTAGCGAGATATTCACCGAGTCGATCTGCGCCATCCTTCAGAATGTCGGACACCTTGTCTGCCTCGATACCATATCGTTTCGCAGCGCTAGTAAGGGCTTGATATCCCTCAGTAGAAAGACCTAATGCATTGGCCTGACGTTCAACTTCCTTGGCGTTGTTCGCCATCAAAACCGTGCCAGTAGTTACGGCAGCACCCATCGCCGTTCCAATCGCCGCAGCGGCCTTGCCGATCTTCGCAGCAGTTTTGGTAAACGAGGATTCAAGGTTCTTCGCACCTTTTACAGCCTTGCGGCCACCGGCCTCGAAAGCCGCTGTATCGAGTGAAAGGTTCGCCCGTAAAGCCCCGACTACTGATGCTAAAGACATTATTGAAATCCTCGCGAAAAAATTACTCCATTATGTATGACCAAACAAAAAGCCCCGGATCTACTCCGAGGCTTCTGCAATTACGTTTCCAGCCTTAATTAGATGATCGTTATATCGCTTCATATCTGCGATCAACTTCTTATTGCGCTCTTTAGGTGAAAGCTTTGGCTTCAATTCCCTATGGCGGATGAGCAGTGTTTCGAGTTTGGGCATCTTATCAACACGGCTTAGGACGGCGGTGTAATAAGCAGTTCGAATATCGTTATCGTATTGCGTTTCTGCTTTCTTCCTTGCTGCCTTCATGAAGATCGAAAATGTTACCTGATTCAAATTCCAGAATGCATCGGGAGTATTTGGATAGGAAATGAGATAGGTCTCATACAGATCAGCGATTGTTGGCGGGGTTACTTCGCCTTCTTTCTCCCCGCCTTCGGCTTTCCCGCCTCTGCCGCAGCCTCATCGATATCCTTGTTGATCGAAGCAACCAGATCTTCGAAATAGATGGCCAACATTTCCCCTGCTTCTTCTAGGGTCACTTCGGGTTGATTCACCTTGAGACCGCAATAAAGCAGCGTTCGCCATTCAGTTACATTAAGCTGGCCCGATGCCATGCGGGCCATAACTTCGAGTCCGTTCGATCCCTCAACCATGGACTCGTATTCCGCAAGAGCATTGAAGTTCAAATCAAGCTTCATGCCGTTCTGGAATGTGTAAATACCTTTGCTATTCGTTTTCATTCTTATTCTCCAAGATGTGTTTTTCGTTATTCTCTAGCAGACGATCCACGCTTGCGGATTCAATCTTTAGTCTCTCAATGTCAGGATGCTTTTCGACCTGACATTCAAGCTCATCGTTATTTATGTTCAATGCACCCTCCTAAATTCGCCATGAAGTCTCATCGCTGCAGCTTCCCGGACTGCAATCGCCGTCTCGATATCATCAAAACGCCCCAAATAGTGATTGACGCCTCCACGACCGATAGAGGCTACGAATTTGTTTCCTGACTTAAAGATGCCAGCGTAACCGCTTTTGTTACTCGCATAAATTTTTCTATTCAGATTGTTCTCTTCAACTCTCGCCAGTCGGATATTCGATAGGCGGTTGTCACTCGGATCTCCCGAAATGTGATCGATGGTCATACCTTTGGGGATGTCGCCGTAATGCATCTTCCAAATTAGACGATGAGCGTAATAGAGCACCCCATCACAATAGACCTGCCAGTAGCCTCGTTTATTGATGCAGCCTGCATGACCTGATTGCCCTTTGCGGATCAGATATCCGGTTTCGGAATCGTATTTGAAAACTTCATTCAGGCGTTCTTGGCTCGGCAATGGTTTTGATTTAAGCATTTTGGTTTCTCCGTTATCTTATTGTTATAAAATATTTAGAAAAACCGAGATTTCCGAATGTGATATTTAAGCAACAAATCAGGCCATTTGAGAAATAAAATGCAATTTCGTGAAATAAAAAACCCGACCTAAGCCGGGTTCTCTTCGTTATTGATGTTGTCGAGATTACGGGCCAACCACCAAGGCGTTAATGCTGAAGGTAGCTTCGGCTTCCATCACATCGCCCACAGGGATGTTTCTGGAATATCCCTGCATGAAGCCTGAATAAGTCGAAACAACTGGACCATCTTCGCCCTTGAGCGTGACGCGAACTTTGACAGTCTCGCCGGAGTCCTGAAGTTCAAGCAAAAGGTCATCAGTTGCGCTGCCCGGAACATAGTGCATTGCAGCGGTCATGTCTGAAAATTCGCCTAGACCGGGAATGTATTCTTTCTTTCCACTCGGACTTTTCTGATGAGTTACTTCGATTTTATCGCGCGTAAATTCAGGCAACGTGATATCCGTAACGTAAGCCAATTCGGTCCAAGTCGGAGTAGCGCCGCGACCGATTTCGACCTTAGCATCAATTCCAATTGCAATAGTCATTTAAATCCATCCTTCTAAGTTGATACCTTTATGCGGTATGTAGAGGATGGGATTTCGGACCCATTAAGAATGGAAAACTCGAAAGTCGATTGAATAACGAAGCACGATATCAGCCGGATTGGAAGTGTCTTCGCCCGATCTAACCTTATCCAGAAGAATTACCTTGATAGGATCATCGCCGGATTGATCGTTGTAACCGTCCAGAACCATGACCGCATTCTTAATAGTCAAGAGATCGGCCATATCTTCGGCCCAAATATCAACTTGAATCATCGATTGCCGCAATGGCGTTCTACCTTCCATCGTATGATCCCCTAATTCGGTGATAAGGGATAGCCTGATGTATGGACGCGGTGTATTTGCGGGAGCCCGAATCCAATGGACTTCGATGCCGGATGCGTCTGTAATGAGTTGTCGAAGTTGTCTTTCCATTGGTCTTATCCTTTCGCGGCCTTGGCTCTGGCCCGATCTTGTCGTTTAATGGCCTTTTGAATTCTTGCGGCCATTTCGTCTTTCAGGATGTTAAGCACATTCTCTTTTTCAGTTTGCCACGCGGGGCGAAGATAGGGTTGAGGGGAAGTCTCCTCAGTTCCAAACTCTAGCAAATGCCCCTTGGGGGAACCTGCCCCGGCATACATCACAAACGAATGCTTGCCCTCTTTTCGCTCAAGCCTCTTCTGCGTCTTGTTGAGTTTATCCGTTACGATAATAGAATCGCGAAGATCCCCTTCATCAACCGGGGCGGCAGACTGTGCAGCATCAGCTACCGGCTGCATTGCTTTCTTCATGGAAGTCTTGATAAGCCGCTTTTGAGTAGCCAACTTTTCGAGGGACATGAGGTTCTTTTCGAGTTCCCGAAACGACTTCTTATCGATCTCCATACCGGACTTGTTCTTCGCCATTTACTTCCGCGCCCCACAAGTAATTTCCATCCATTGCCGGTCATCGGAGATTTTGACGTTCTCAATATCAAGATCTCGACCATCGTAGCGGATGCGATATTCGTTATTCAGAGACAGAGATTTTGAGTGCCGAATTACAAACCGCATGGAGATTTGCCGTTGAGCGATTGCAGCCTGAATACGCTCCCCATCAGAGATATAAGAGACCTTTGCCCATACCGATTTCAAAGGCGCATACGTCTCTTTCTTCGATAATCCATTGTCAATCACTTGCCTCGACAAGATCGTAATCCGCTTATCCAATAGTCCCGTATGCATTTCAGATTGTCCAATTCGTTCTGAGATTGGCGATTAGCATTCCAAGGCCATAGGGGACTTGATTGGTTCCACGATCCGATAAAACTTCCCTGTTTGTATACCAATGGAGTGCAAGGATCATAATCGCCAAATCGTATTCAGGCGGGGCATTCTCATCATTTGGAACGCCAGTAATTTTAGAGACGTAATTGATAGCGGCATCTAGAAGAAGCTGGATATACGAGTCCTCGAAGTCATCGTCTATCCGCGCATGAAACTTGAATTTTTCTAAATCGACCATTGCGCAATTCCTTATAATCTTTCCGGTATTTAGAAAAAGAAAAAGCCCGCCGAAGCGGGCCATTTTCCTTATGTTAGTCGCCGAGATTAGGCGATAACGAGCTTCGCGTAAGCGTCACCGTTAAGCACAACAGAACCGTAACGAAGATTGCCTTCAACGAAGATCACGTTCGATTGCTTATACGGGTTGATCTGGACGGTTACACCTTCGGCGCGAACCGCAGTCAGGAAGGCGCGCTTGTAGTTACCGAACACAACCGGCGTCTCTTCCGGGAGGTAATCGTCAACATGCACAGGACGACCGTTGATCATCGTAACGCCCTCTTTGATTTCGAGAACGAATTGCGAGTTAGCCTTGGCTTTCGAAAGAGCCGCAGCAGTCGTGCCAGCCATCAGGTAAGCGCCGTTGTTGCGATCAACCGTCTTCACTTTGTAAGCAAGATCGATGATCAGTTCCGGCGTAACCGAAGCGCCGCTCAGTTCGATGCCAGCGGTAAGGATGCCTTGCGGGTCGTCATTTAGGCCAGTGCCGTTGATAAACCCATCGGCCATGTCGGCAGCGAAGTCTTCCGCAAACTGATCAGCGATGAACGAGATCACGTCCGTTTGAAGGTCCATAGCGGAATGCTTGGTAACGGCGACGTTCGAACCCACATCGGTCCAGATCGGCTTTTTAGAAACGAGCGAAGTAGTGTTTTCGCCGCGAACCGTGGTTTCCCCACCGCGAGTAACAGCCGAACCACCCGAAACCATGATGCCAAATTCCGAAGTGCCGGTAACGACATACTTAGCAAGACCAGCAAGAGCCGAATAACCCCGAGCAGCAGCGATAACTTCATCCGAAACAGTGCGCGGAATGACGTTCGCTAGGCCAGTGGTGGCAAGAGCCTTCTGTTCGAACGCTTGTTTTGCTTCGAAGCTTTCCGGGTTAGCAAGCCAGTTGCGGAACGCGGACTTGCATTCATCGGCAGCTTCGGCAGCTTTACCCGACACAGGACGCGCG